AAACCTGGTGCGTTTGCTAGAAGCCTTGCCAGCAGGAACAAGATTATGTTGCTGTGGAATCACGATACTTCTATGCCTTTGGCTTCTACCCGTAACGGGTCGCTTACTTTGCGTGAAGATGCACGCGGTTTGTTTGTTGAAGCCACCTTGCCTGACACCACACTTGGTCGCGACATTGCTGCACAGGTTCGTTCAGGGCTAACTGATTCGATGAGCTTTGGTTTTCAGGTGAAGCGTGATTCTTGGAACGCTACGGGCGATCAGCGCACCCTTGAAGATGTGGCCCTATTTGAAGTCAGCCTTGTTACTTCGGAAGCGTATGCGGCTACTGCTGGCACAGTGTCGGTTCGCAATTATGTTGCCACCGCTGACAAAACTGAAATTGATGTTGATGTTTTGGCAGAAGCAATGAATGACTTTGAGCAGGGTAACGAACTGTCACCTGAAAAGGCTGGTGTCATTCAGGCTGTTCTTGAAAAACTAACAACGCCTTCCGTTGAAGAAACAGCTTCACCGGAGTTGCTTGCCATTAAGCGCAAGCAGTTTGAACTACTACTGAAAGAACTGAATCTTGGCTAAGTATGAAGAAATCCTTAAAACTATTCTTGATGTTGCTGGTAACCCTGCTTCTGGTGTGATTGCTGATCTTGCTCCTGCGTGGGCGAAAGCGATTGTTGAGTTGGATGCGCCAGCCGTTGAAAAGCGTGTTGTTGAAGCATCTGAAAAAAGGTAAATTTTTCCCTGTAAAATTGTAATTAGGAATCAGCGTTGGCGCGATTCTGTTTGTCAGCGTTGGCGCGACATATTCCCTATCCAATTTTATTTAAGGAAATCAAATGTCTGATTTTATTAAAGCGCAGACGGAAACTGTTGCTAACCTGGTTGAGCAGGTTCGTTCAGTTCTAGATGACGCAGAAGTTCGTGGCGGCCTGACCGCTGAGGACAACCAGAAGATTGCCCGTATCGAAGCCGACATTGAGTCGCGCGATGCAGCAATTGCAACCGCAAAGCGTATGGAAGAGCGTTCAGCTTCTGCAACCGAGGCAATGGCTTCGTTTGAAGTTCCTACTGTTGAGATTCGTTCGGCAGAAGAGCGTGAGCTTCGTTCATTCCAGAACGGCGATTCACACGAATTCCGCACCCTAGTTTCCGCTTCGGGAACTGGTGTTGTTGGCACTTCGTTCTACAACCAAGTTATTGAAGTTGCTCAGTCTGTTGCACCGCTTCTAAGCGTTGCACGCGTGATCAACACCACCGGTGGAGACAACCTACAAGTTCCGATTCTTTCGGCACTTTCGACTGCTGCCATTTCGGCTCAGGGTTCGGCTGTTTCTTCTTCTGACCCAACCATTGGCAACATCACTTTGGGTGCTTTCAAGTATGGCGTTCTTGTTCCTGTTTCTCAGGAACTTGTTGCTGATGCAATGATTGACATCAACAGCCTTGTTGCACGCGAAGCTGGTAAGGCACTTGGCTACCAGGTTGGTCAGAACCTGACCACAGGCACCGGAACAACCCAGCCTTTCGGTATCGTTACCGGTGCAGGTTCGGCTGTTACTTCGGGAACTGCTGGCCTTTCGGCTGATGACCTAATCACCCTGCTTTACAGCCTTGACCCAGAGGTTCGCAACGATCCTTCGTTTGCTTATATGGTCATCCCTACCGCGCTTGCTGCTATCCGCAAGTTGAAGGACACCGCCGGAAACTACATCTGGAACGTTGCCAGCGGTCAGAGCCAGATTCTTGGTTACAACCTGGTTGAGAACGTTTCGATGCCAGCACACACCACCGGTAACAAGTCAATTGTTGCTGGTCGTATGTCTGACTTTGTTATCCGTCAGGCTGGCGGCATCAAGGTTGAAGTTAGCGATGACTATGGTTTCGCTAATGACCTTCGTTACTTCAAGGTAACTGGTCGCTTCGATTCAAAGCTTGCTCTTGATTCTTCTGTGAAGTTCATCAAGGTTGCCTAAGCTTTAAAAGACTGGATTCCCCCCACGTTGCGTAGGCGTGGGGGGTTTCCTTTTATTTGCTACGCTTGAAACATTGAAGATAGGAATCTAAATGGGCAAATCCGGTAACCCTGCTACAAAAGCAAACAAGTTTGATGGTGCTGTTTCTTGGTATTCGAACAGCCCTGGTATGCCGACAGGTTACGGCACACAAACCGCACAGGTTGTTTCAAGGATGAAGCGTGACGGCTTCACAATCCAATGCCTGTCCAATTATGGTGTGGAAGGTTTGCCCACCACTTGGGATAGCGGTTATGGCCTTGTTCCTGTTCAGCCGCGCGGTGCTGATGCTTACTCCAACGATGTGGCAGGGTTTCATCACCGAAGCATTATTGCCGAAAACCCTAACAAGGTTGATTTGTTTTTTACCCTTTACGATGTGTGGGTTTTGCAAGCCCAATCGTTTGACACGATGCGCATCGCTTCTTGGATTCCTATTGATCACAACCCTGTTCCGCCGAAAGTGTTGGAGTGGGCGAAGCGTGAAAATGTGCGCCCTATTGCTATGAGCCGTTTTGGTCAGCAAGCTTTGGCTGCTTATGGTGTGGAATCGGATTACATTCCGCACGCTATCGAAAAGGTGTTCAAGCCGACTGCCGAAATTGATGGTGTGCCGGTGCGTGAACTGACTGGTTGGGGTGACAAGTTTGTTATTGGGATGAACGCGGCTAACAAGGCTGGTGGTGGTATTCATCGCAAAGCGTATGCGGAAAACTTTTTGGCGTTTGCTCATTTCGCTAAGGATAAAGATGATGTGTTGCTTTATGTTCACGCTGATTTGTTGGGTGCGTTTGGTGGTTGGTCGCTGAATGATTTGGCGCAAGCGTGTGGGATTCCTGCCAGCAAGTTGGTGTTTGTTGATCCTATTGAGTATCGGAAAGGCATTTCGGCTGAGAAACTTGCAGGGCTTTATTCGGGGCTTGATGTTTTGTTATCGGTGAATTATGGGGAAGGGTTTGGCGTTCCCCAGATTGAAGCTCAGGCGTGTGGCACACCAATCATCACCAGCAACTCTTGCGCTTCACCTGAACTTGCAGGGCCTGATTCGTTCATTGTGGATGGGCAACCTTTCTGGGATTACGCTCAGCGTTCCTGGTTTCACTTGCCGTTCATTCACAACATTGTTGGGGCGTTGGAACAGGCGTATCAGCGTGGGCGCAAAGACTTCCCTGACACTATTGAGTTTGCGAAACAATACGATGCGGAAACTGTGTATCAGAAGCATTGGATTCCGTTCTTCAAAAAAGAGTTCCCTAATTAGGGCTGGTAGAATGGTTATAGATTTGGAAGGTTTCTGATGGCGATTACGAATGGTTATTGCACGCTTGCTGATGTTAAAGCGGCGTTGCGTGTTAGCGACAGCCTTGATGACACGCTTCTTGAAATGGCTATCGAATCAGCTTCACGCCTGGTTGATGGTTATTGTGGTCGCGAGTTCTACAACGCTGGAACTGTTACACGCGTTTATGTGCCTGACACGAACTTTGTTACTGAACTTGATGACTTCGTTTCAATCTCGCAGTTGAAGATTTCGTCACTTGCCGATAACAACTTTGATTTGACTTGGGAAGCCAGCGATTACCAAACCGAACCTTTGAATGGTTTGATTGATGGTGTCCGTTTCCCTATTGATCGTGTTCGTGCGGTTGGTCAGTATTTGTTTGTTTTGTTGAGTGGCAACGCAACTGTTCAGGTTACCGGTGTTGCTGGCTGGTCGGCTGTGCCGATTCAGGTTAAACAGGCCACAGTAATTCAGGCGATGCGCATTTTCAAGCGTTTAGATTCGCCGCTTGGAATTACTTTTGGGGAGTTGGGTGCGATGCGTGTCAGTATGCGCCTTGATCCTGATGTTGCACAGTTGGTTGAAGCTTTGCGCCGAATCAGAAACGTTGGCTAATGGCAAACATTAGTGCGTTGCGTTCGGGTATCAAAACCAATCTAAGCACCATTGCAGGGTTGCGCGTGTCTGACACCATCCCTGACCAGATAAACCCACCACAAGCCATCCTGTCGCTTTCTAGCGTGTCTTTCGATAAGGCTATGAATAAGGGTTTAACTCTTTATACTTTCACTTTGACTGTCCTGGTGGCACGTCAGAGCGAACGAAGTGGTCAAGCTAAGTTGGACAGTTATGTTCAATCTAGTGGTGCAAACTCTATTAAGTTGGCGATTGAATCTGATCGCAAACTTGGTGGGGTGGCTTACGATTGCACCTGCCCACAGGTGACTTCTTATGGGGTCACAACTATTGGTGATAACATTTATATAAGCGGCGAGTTTGAAATTCTCGCTTACGCTTCCTAAACGAAAGGTTCAATTGTGGCTGTCTTTGTTGCAACTGACTACAACATCAAAATCAACGGCGTTGATTACTCCACTAACCTAACTCAGGCTGAGCTTTCGCTTGAAGCTGATGATGTGGAAGTTACCGCTTTTGGTTCAACTTACCGCAACCGCATTGGTGGTTTGAAGCAGGGTTCTCTAAACTTGCAGTTCAACCAAGACTTTGCTGCTGCTGGTATTGATTCGGTTCTTTTCCCGTTGCTTGGAACTCAGGCAACTGTGGTAATTAAGCCAACCAGCACCGCTGTTTCGGCATCGAACCCAACCTATACTTTCAACGCTTTGGTTACTTCTTACACCCCAATTTCGGGTTCTGTTGGTGACCTTTCAACGTTCAGCGTTACTTGGCCTGTTGCCGGAACTGTCGCAAGGGCAACCGCGTAAAGATGGCTACTAATCTACGCATTGTTTCGGTTGATGATTCGACTAGGGATGTTCGCATAATTGCGGCTGACCTGATCGCCTTTGAGCTTGAACACGAAGTGCCAGCAAGCAAGATTGAATCGTTCAAACATATGTGCTGGCTTGCTTGGAAGGCTGAAAGTCGCGCCACTAAGTCGGCTGCCACTTTTGATGAGTGGTTGGAAGATGTTGATTCGGTTACGGACACTAATAACCCAAAAGTTTCGTAGCGTTAGGCGATACTTCACAGCATTGGTTCATTGCGAACCTGGCGGTTGCTACCGGTATCGCACCTAGTGTGTTGTTGCAGGAATCTGATCGGATGCTTTATACGATGGCGATGGCTTTGAAGTCGCAGAATCGCCAGCAGTAAAAAGAAACCCCCACCCTTTTCGGATGGGGGCTTTTCTTTGCTTGGAGTTATGGGGCAGAAATCTTCACTTTGGTTAGCCCGATTACTGCACCTGCTGGCAGGTCGCGGCAAGCTTCGTAAATGATTTCTTGCATCACTTCGGTAGTCATCAAAGGGATTGATGCCAACTTGGTTAGTGATTCGCGCAACCCGTTGCTGTCGCTGTTGCGGTAGGTTTCTTTCAGGTCATCAACTGC